GGAGATAGAGATAAAGAATATGGAGATGCTTTTATAAATTTTAAAGACATTGCAGATGGTTGGGGTTTAATTCTTAAAACAGAAGTAACTAGAGAAGATGTAGCATTATGCATGGCATGGGTTAAGATGGCACGGTTAGCTAAGAACCCTAATCACAAAGATAGTTGGGTTGATATTGCAGGATACGCTGGTTTAGGTGGAGAAATATCTTCAGTGGTAGAAAGGGAAGATAAGATAAAAGAGTTTGAAGAAAGTTGGCAAATGTGAGTTAACATGATTGTATCTATTTATATAAACGCCCAGATAGATAGTGATGCCTGTTGGGTTCCTGTTGATGGTAAAGCAGGATTAGAAGAAGATATGAAGGAGCTAGTATCATCTGCTGTTTCAGATGCTTTGGAAGGAATAGTTGTAGAAAATATAAAGGTGGTAGTAGACAATGACATTTAAATCAAACATGAATCCAATGTTCAGATCCAAATTCTCAGAAGATATATTTAATTTAAAGTATGCTCACACTGGCTGCGATACGTGGGAGCAACTATCTAGGGTACTTGTAGAGGATGTATGTGGTAATCTACGTCAAGGTGAAGAGGCGTTAATGCGTAAGGAAGAACGTAAAGAACTACAGAAGTATATAGAAGACCTCAAGTTCGTACCAGGTGGTCGATATATTTATTATGCAGGAAGAGATAGACGTTTCTATAATAACTGTTTCCTATTATCTGCTGAAGAAGATACAAGAGAAGATTGGGCAAATTTAAGTTGGAAAGCAGAATCATGTTTGATGACTGGTGGAGGTATTGGAGTAGACTATTCTATCTATCGTGAGTCAGGAAGATCATTAGGTGGATCTGGTGGTTTAGCATCTGGCCCAATACCTAAAATGCAGATGATTAACTCTATTGGAGCCAATGTAATGCAAGGTGGATCTCGTAGATCAGCCATGTATGCATCACTTAACTGGAAGCACAATGACATACCTAGCTTCTTAACTGCTAAAAACTGGAACGATATGCCTGTAGGTAATACAGGATTTACATTTAAAGATATTAAAGAACAGGACTTCAACTTTCGCGCACCATTAGATATGACTAACATCAGTGTTAACTACGATACTGAATGGTTAATGAACTATTGGAAGACAGGTGATGTTGGTGAAGTGTTTATGAAGAATGTCGAACAGGCATTAACTTCTGCTGAACCTGGTTTCAGCTTTAACTTTATGGATAATGAAAAGGATACCCTAAGAAATGCTTGTACGGAGGTTACTTCTGCTGATGATAGTGACGTTTGCAATCTTGGGAGCGTTAACCTTGGACGCATTGATTCACTTCAGGAGCTTGCTAGAGTCGTTGAGCTTGCTACTAAATTCTTAATTTGTGGTACACTTAGAGCAGAGCTACCTTATGCTAAAGTATATGAAGTTAGAGCAAAGAACAGAAGACTAGGTTTAGGTCTTATGGGTATGCACGAATGGTTAGTTAAACGAGGAGATAAGTATGAAGTTACCCCAGAACTACACAAGTGGTTATCGATCTATAAAGGTGTCAGCGATAACATCTCTAAGGAATTTTCTGACGAGTTATCCATATCAAGACCAGTTGCGAACCGCGCTATCGCTCCTACTGGTAGTATTTCTATACTCGCTGGTAGCTCCAGCGGAATAGAGCCTATCTTTGCTGTAGCATACAAGCGTAGATACTTAACTGGTGGTACTAAATGGAAGTATCAGTACGTTGTAGACTCCGCAGCACAAGAATTAATTGATATGTACGATGCTGATCCCGATAAGATTGAATCTGCACTAGATTTAGCAGATGATTACGAAAGAAGGATTAAATTTCAAGCAGATGTACAAGATTATGTAGATATGTCTATCAGTTCTACCATTAATTTACCTTCTTGGGGTTCTAAATTTAATAATGAAGATACTGTAAGTAATTTTGCTAATACGTTAGCATCATATGCACATAGATTACGTGGATTTACAGTATATCCAGATGGTTGCCGTGGTGGTCAACCTCTTTCTGTAGTGCCTTACAGTGAGGCAGTAGATAAGTTAGGAACAGAGTTTGAAGAAGCCGTTGAGACACATGATATCTGTGAAATTACCAATTCAGGAGGGGTTTGTGGCGTATAAAAGAAGATATCCCTTTCCTATGAGGGATATTTTAGAACAAGGCAGGAATGGATTTAGGAGGAACAAAAACAATCCGTTTCCTCCTACTTCCGATAGAGCAAGGGAATGGCAACGAGGCTACAATAAGGAGTATTATAGATGCCTAGCCAACTTACAGCAACACTAGTAGATTCTCTAGGTACAGATTTAACTGTAGTTAATTCAGCTAGAGTTAGTTTTAATAAAGAATCAGAGTTCTCTGTCTCAGAGATGGGTGTGTTTCTTAATGAAAAAGATCAAAGTTTAATAGACTTCCTTGCAAGAAACGATCACTTTACACCCTTTACTCATTGCACAATAACAATGCGTGAGAAAGTACCACTTTTTGTAGCTAGACAAAGGTTCAAACATACTGTTGGATTTAGTTATAATGAAGTTAGTAGAAGGTATGTAGATGATCTTCCTGAGTTCTATGTGCCTACAGAGTGGAGAAAGAAAGCTGATGATAGGAAGCAAGGCTCATCAGAAGAAACTATAGATATAAATCCACACCATCTTATGATAGACGATTACTTACAGTCTATTAATAAAGCTAAGTGGACTTATATACATTTATTAGGGATGGGCGTTTGTCCTGAACAAGCTAGAATGGTTCTACCCCAAGCTACGTACACTGAATACTATGTAACAGGATCTTTGTATGCTTGGGCTAGAGCCTATAATTTACGCAGTGAATCTACTGCACAACAAGAGATACAAGACTTGGCAAGTCAGTGGCATGATATTATAGTACCATTATTTCCTGAAAGTTGGATATCTCTAATAACTAACTTTAAAGGAGGTTAAAATGAGTAAAATACTTAAAGGAGCGTTAATTGGTTTATGTTTATTTATGTTCAATGTTTCCGCATCGTACAGTCAAATACCAGAAAGAGCAGGATGCAAAAGTTTGGAAGATGCTAAAAAGTATATTCAAGACAAACACGCCGAACAAATAATATTTCGTGGTATCTCAGCCAGAGGACACATAACATTTATCTTTCTTAATGATACATCTGGAACCTGGACTGCTGCAATTGTAAGACCAGAAGCATCTCAACAGCTATGCTGGGTAGATTCAGGCTTTACAGGTGAACAAATGAAGAAAAAAGACGGTATTAGCTGGTAATTTAGGGCAAATCCTCTGAGAGCTATTTTAAGCTATGCTAGAGAGGATGTAGGTAAAATCTGGACACTACCTACCAGATACATTGCTTGCATACCTCTCTGCCTCATCCTACGAGGTCATTTTTTTAAGAATTGAGTAAAAAATGTGGAAAGACCACAAAGGAATACAAATTATCACCAAAACCCCACTATATACCGTTGATTGGTATATTAAGTGGGTATCGAGTATAATACTAATGGTTTCTACAGTGCTAACCGCCAACAACATCTTTCCATTGAACCTGTATTTCCATTCAATAGGTATCGGTGGTTGGTTAATTGTGGGAATGTTATGGAACGATAGAGCATTGATGGTTATAAACGCATTTGCTCTAGCTACACTACTAACAAGTTTATTCAGAATACACTTGACAATGTAGGGAGAATATGATATGTACCATAAAGTAGTAGTAACAAAACCAGAAGGTAATAAAATCAGTAATGGTTTTGCTTTGTTAAGAGATGCTAAGAAATATGCTAGAAAGTATTCTTGGCCTAATGATCGAGTCCAGATAATAGAAGAAGATCAGGATGAGATGAATATGTTATATGATTATATTGTCGAAGATTGGAGACAAAAATGATTAATGAAAATAGTCCTAAAGTAAAGTTACTAATAGGTTTATCTATAACTGCATTAATGCTAATCACTGCGATAGGGTTTAGTTATGCAGATGCTAAGAAATGGGTACATGACAGTTCATGCCCATACGATAATGTTACAGGTAACTACATAGATTCTTATGGCAATGAGTATGCTTACGGAACTATGGAGACTGCATCTAATTGTGCATTTCTTGGATCACTACCTAAAATAGTACAAGATAGATTAGGAGTGTTTGGAGATCTGAAAACAAAAGAGGACTCTAAGCTTATACTAAAGCTAAATAAAAATAGTGGGAATACCACCTTGAAATGAATCTTTAAACTTATCAAGTCTACGTATCTTAGAAAGACTTGGGGGGATTAATTTCCCCCTTTATCTTTTGGTGAACCCTGCACCGAAATACAAGCCAGTGATTGCAGCGACTAAGTTTGTATCTAATGGGGTAATTACAAAGCCTTGAAATGATTTCCACATCATAGCTTTATCTGGGCCAAACATCCAATTCATAAACCCACCTTGTAGCTCTGCATAACCTACAGTAACCATCCAAGGGAACTCAGGATATATAAGGGGGATTACTTTTGGCAGTACAATAATAGAGAATACAGCAGACAATGCTATAATTCT